AGAATTGGTCCAGGGGGAACGACTACAGAAATAACAGTTATGAGTCCAGATGCTTTAATTCCTGAACCATATTCATTACCAAAAATCAAATCTGATTTGGATTCAGATTTACCGCCAACATAATGCCTGATAGTAGTGTAACATCAAGACTTTTGGACCCCATTAAACGAAGAATTCAATCCTTCGTGGCCAGGGCCATTTTAACTTATGTTAATAATACTCATGGACAATATCAGTTTATCAGCGTAAAAGCGTTGGATGGTGAATCAATTTCTGACATGGTTCGCCCTCAAAATTATGGCCAAGAATCATATCCTCTTGTTGGATCAGAAGCTATTACTCTCTTTAGGGGCGGAAATAGAGAAGATGGTTATGCCATTATTGTCCATGATAGACGATATCGCCCAAATGATTTGAATGAGGGAGATGTCGCTATCTATGTCTATGGTCATACAATTAGGGTAGTCGGAAGTATGATAGAATTTAGGAGAGCCTAATTATGGCCCCAACCGATTTATCTTACCCTCAAGGGGATGTTAAAATCAGATGGGAATCTGTTCCTTTAGTGGGTGATGTTATTATAAAATATGATGATTTGGTAATGGATCAAGGGCTTTATACTGCTGTTATAATTAGTCTTTTTTCAGATCGTAGGGCTGGACCAGAAGATGAGCTTCCTTGGCCACAAGAAGATCGGCGTGGTTGGCCAGGAGATATGATAAGTGAATATGCTAATGATCAGATAGGCTCCTTGTTGTGGTTATTGGTTCGGGAAAAAACTTTGGAAGAAACACTTCAACGGGCTGAAGAATACGCTCAATCTGCTCTTCAATGGATGGTTGAAGACAAAATAGTTAGCAAAATTGAGGTCAAAGCTTATCGTTTAGAAGGACAGAAAAGCGGGGAGCCGGGATCAGTGGAAAGTCCTTATCTTGGAATACTTATTACTCTGTATCAAACGGGCGGATTAATAACAACTTATGCTTTTGCAAAAAAATGGGAGGCTACAATAAATGAGTTTTAGCCGTCCAACTCTTCAGGCGCTGAGAGATAGGATAAAATCAGACTTAGAAACTCGAATGAATATCGGGGTAGCCCTAAGACGGTCTTTTGTTAACGTTTGGGCTAAGACTCAGGCTATGGTTTGTCATAGTCTTTATGGATATTTAGTTCGTCAGTCTAAACAACTTTTTGTTCTTCAGGCAGATACAGATGGTCTGAATGAAATAGGAGCGGAATATCGAATATTAAGAGAAGCAGCTACATATGCTTCTGGAAATGTAACGGTAACGGGGACTATCGGCACAACTATTCCAGGGGGAACCCAACTTAGACGACCGTCTGATGGTAGAATATATGAAACCAATGAGGATGTTACTCTAGGATCAGCATCTGAAGACATTGGAGTTACGGCCAAAGTAGCGGGCGAAGATGGAAATGAAATAGCCGGAGTGACGTTATATTTTGTTAGTCCTGTTTCGGGCATATCTTCTACTGCTGTTGTGGCTTCTGGCGGATTAATCAACGGTGAAGATGAAGAAAGTGATGAAGATTATCGGGCCAGAATATTAGCCCGAAAACAACAACCCCCTCACGGAGGGGCAGGATTTGATTATGCGAAATGGGCCAAAGAAACTCCTGATTTGGACGTGACCAGGGCATGGAATCACGATCAATATTATGGAATAGGAACGGTCGGAGTAAGTTTTGTTCTTGACAATCAGGAAACAACTATTATTCCTACATCAACTCAATGTACTTTGGTCAGGGATTATATTTTAGAGCATGTCGATCCTATTAGTGGAGTTTATGTAGGGTCTCCCGTTGGGCAACAACATGGTATATTTGTCTTTCCTCCTACTCCAATAACGGTTGATTTTGTGATTAACATTTATCCAAATACATCTGCAGTTCAATCTGCTGTTGAAGCTGTTCTTGATGATTTTATCAAGAGAGAAGGTGGGCCAAGTGAAACGCTTTATCTTTCTAGGATCAGTGAAGCCATTAGTTTGGCCTTAGGTGAAGGTCGACATCAACTATTGGTGCCCAATGAGGATGTAAGTGCGGGGTCAACCGAAGTTCAAGTGCTTGGAAATATTACGTGGGGAACTTATTGAAATTATTAAACAAAATGCTGTCTTTAAAAGCAAAATATAAAGCTTTATTTTGTACTAAAAAAGTACAGAAGTTATTTATATTATTTTTAGTTAACCCGTTTTATACTAATGTAATATATTGTATAGAATTAGTTAGAAAGAGATTTGTAAGTACTTGTAATTATTATGAAAATAAAAAACGTATGAGGATTAGTTTTAAGAACTTTTTTCAAAAAATATGACCTATAGTATAGAAAACTGAAGTCAATGATTTCAATAGGTTACAAGACACGTTAAGATAATGGTTATTTGTATAAGAAATGGTTACGTAACTGAATTAAATAAAATTAAAATGGTAATCAATTGAAATTATTAGGAAAATAAAAATGGCAAGAAATGCTGAAGATTACAAGCGACATCAGCATAATGAGCTTCCGAAGGGTTATGCTTGGTCTGATGATGAAAACAGCAATCTAGGAAAATTGGAACATGGGACAGGTGAAGAGTATGCCCGAATCGATGCTCGAATGGAGGATTTAAGAAGAGAGCGTGATACAAGACGAGCGGTTGAATTACTTGAAGACCATGAAGTTGATCTTGGTATTCCCGATGAATGTTCTGAATTGGCCCAAACCATACAAGAAAGGCAAGAGTATGCGAATGCGAAGTTGATTTCTCATGGCCGACTTAATATCCAAATGTTTTATGAAATGGCTTTTGATTTGGGATATGAATATCCAGATGATATTTATATAACCGAATTTAAGCCATTTTGGGCTGGGATAGGTTGTGCTGGAGAGGCTTGTGGAGAAAATATAAATTTACAATATTGGATGGTTTCGATTAATGCTGCTTTTGTAAACTATATCTATTTTAGGGCCGGTTCTTCTTCAGCCGGTGATCCTTTGATTCATGTGCCCGGTTTGGATTTATTGAGATGTATGTTTGAAAAGTATAAACCTGCCGGCACCCAAATTATTTGGGCTGAATTCGGCCCTGGTTTCAGTCGTGGTTTTAGTAGTGGTTTTGATTCTTTACCGGCCAGTGAACACGCTTATAGCGGAGGATTTAATAAAGGATTTAGTGAAGGATTTTCCGTCTATCATGGCGGCGGATTTAGTATGGGATTTAATTCTGGATTTTCCAGAGAAAAATAGTAGGAGGATAAGATGGCAGATACCCCAAGAACACGGGCAGAAGTTTTAACCCTATTTGCTGATAATGAAACTGGAAATATTTCTGAGCAAGATTTACGGGATTGGGTTGTTACTATGATGAGGGACGGGCTTTTTCTAGATAGAGATGATTTCTGGAATCAGCCTGCCCAAGCCCAATTGACAACTAATTTAACGGCTTATGGTTGGCATTATTCAGCAACAATGGAATCGGCAGTTAGTTTCGGTCAGCCTCTGTACCAAACTACGACAGTAGCCACGAGTCAGGCTAGCCAGGTTTGGGGAAAAGCAGATGCGGCCAGTACTGGCAAAATGCCTTGTATGGCGATTTCTCTCGAAGCTTGTGGAGCCGGATCAACTTGTGACATTCTCAGACGAGGTGTTGTTTACTTTAGTGAAGCTGGTGGAACCGCTGCCAGTATGACCCCTGGACAATGGATTTATGTAGCTGCTTCGATGATGAGCGCGGGGGGGATTGATTCAGTTGGAGCCTCCGCTGCTCAATTTTACACTCAGACAGTTCCAACTTCGGCTCAAGCAATTGGTAGGGCAGTTACGCCATTCAAGTTTGAATTTGATCCAAATTGGGCAATTCAGTAAGGAGGAATTATGCACAGAATTGATACTACAAATTCTACAGCCACAAATCGGTTTACTGATGGACCACCGGGAACTGTTGTTGATGACGGTTGGCTGAATGCAGTTCAGGAAGAGATAGCAAATGTCATTGAGGGTGCCGGAGCGGCTTTAAATTCAGATGCGGCGGATTCAGGTTCGGATTATAGCAATGCAAATCAACTTTTAGCAGCCATTTAAACTATTATTGGAAATGCTATTTCTGGTCAGAACTGGAAAGGTGATTCTTCGGAAGGTTTTTATGCCCATTATGTTTCTGCAAATGAAGTGTTAGTCTATGGTGGAAAAGTTCATATTCATGACGGAACGAATTCTTTTGATGTAGCAACAAATGATTCACTTTCAATGGTTTTCAGCGGAGCGGGTACAGGTGATGACTATAGCGCCATTTCTGGAATTGGGTCAGGTTGCATGCATTTGTATTTAGAGTCTTCTGGAATATCAGCAGCTACTGCTTTGAGCTATGGAAACTTTCTTTGGAAAGGGCAATCTCAGGCTCCGGTTCGATTTAATGATCGAGGCGGACAGTTGCGAAACAATATCTATAGTTCATGGATTTGGCTATGTACTATTCCATATGATAATTCA